CTGGAGGGAATTGATATCGAAGTGTCTGATCCCCGAACCACCACACCTAAGCTGAAGGTCCTACTCTATGGACCTTCGGGAACTGGCAAGACCTCCCTCGCATCCTCGGCCTCTAAGGTTGAGGAACTGGGACCTGTCCTCTATGTTGACTTGGAGCGCGGTACCGCCCCCGCTGCCAAGTTCGGCGACCTGGATAATATGCTAATTGTCCAGCCTGCCACCTATAAGGAGTTCGCGGACCTCCTTGTTAAGATCAGTGGCGCAAAGGATAAGCCCTTCAAGACTGTCGTCATCGACACAGTTGACCGCTTGCAGGAACTTATCAAGCTGCACTTTGCGGCGGTCAATCCAAAGGATTCATTCGCAATGTGGGCGGCGGCGTACGACAAGGTCCTCGACCTTGTTAATACGATTGCCTTCGACATGGGCTTGAACATCATCACGATCACACACGAATCCCGCGAGATCGTGGAGACAGAACGACTCTCTCAAATTGCCCCTGACTTCGAGGGCAAGAAGAGCTTTAAGAAGCTCCCGGCAATCTTCGACCTGATTGGTCGAATGACCTGGGAGGACGTGGGAGAAGACGGGGAAGAAAAACTCATCACTGTTCTTACAGTCAAGTCCCCGTCGAACATTCTCACTAAGACCAGGTTCGACAACATGCCTGCGATGGTTGGCAACCCATCGTTCAACAAGATCATGGGCTGGGTGCATGAACACTACGACATCAAGGAGAAGGAGGACGAATGATTGAGTACCTGTCGATCAAGGATGTCTCTAAGATGACCGGGGTTAATCGGACTACCATCCTGTACCGTCTCCGAGCAGACAACAAGGCCTTCCCGGAGCCAGACTGTATTATTCGACATGGGCGAATCAACACCTACGGCTGGCTCCCTAAGACCATCAACAATTACATTGAACTCAACAAGAAGGAGAACTGATCATGATTAACTTTGACGAGCTTATGACACTTGACGTTGCGGAGTCCATGAGCTTTGACCCCCTGCCCAAGGGACAGTACAAGGTGGCTGTCGATGCCTGCGAGCTGGGAGAGTCCAAGGCTGGCAAGGCCATGTACACTGTGGACTTCATCGTCACCGAGGGTGAGCAAGCATCCCGCCAAATCCGATACTGGCTGGTGCTCCAGACAAAGAATGGTCTCCACTGGGACCTGCCGAAGTTCTGCGAGGCATCCGGTAACGCTTGGCCTGAAGAGCCTACCGCCCGTACTGGTGAGTACTATTACCAGGTCGAACGAGACATCGTTGGTAAGACTGCGACGATCACTGTCGCTGTCGAAGACAGCGAATACAATGGGCAGGTCACCAAGCGTAACAACATCAAGAAGGTTGAGTGGGACGAGGCCAAGAAGAAGTCTAAGAAGAAGAAGGCTTCTCGGATCGAACTCTGATCCCTTCGGGCGGGCCGTATCTTGACAGTGAGGTACGGCCCGCCGTACTATATACAAGCAGAAAGGAGAGCGATGGACCTCACACAATTCTTCCAAGCAGTCCTCCCAACGGGCGAAGGCTGGACGCCTGTCATCTTGAAGGGGCCTATGGGAGGCCTCACCAACTTCCGCTGGTTCGAATTGCCCGCGCAGCTTGACAAGATGGTGGCGTACGCGCAGTCTCACGCGGACTTGGATGTCTACTACAGCCCCTTCCTGTACACCAAGCCCCCGGCCCTGTCGAACACCAGGCACGCGGCCAAGGATAACGTCATCCATGCCTCGTGCGTGTGGGCAGACGGCGACGACTGCCCGCTCGACAAGCTGAAGATTCAACCAACTATCACTGTCCAGACCAGCGAAAAGCACTGGCAGGGATACTGGCTTCTCACCGACGCAGACGACCTGTCGAATGACATGCTTGAAGCCCTCTCGCGGGGACTCTACGAGGTGCACGCCAACGACGGCATGGACCGGGGCTGGCCCCTGTCCAAGAAGCTCCGTGTCCCCTTCACGCATAACCTCAAGAAGGTGAAGCCTTGGGAGATCACTCTCACCGTTAACGACGAGGCTATCACCGCAGCAGAGTTCGCAGCCGAGTACGCACCTGTCGAACGCGTGGGCATTGAGGAAGAAGACTTCCCGACCGACATCCCGTCGATGTTTGAAGTTCTTGGCATGGTGAACCGTAGTTACATTACCGATCTGGCTACGGACGACACCTTCACCACCGAGGAAGATCGTAGCGCGAGGATGTACCATCTTCAGTGCGCCCTCTGGGAGGAAGGCTGTTCCATTGTCGAGGCCTTTGCCGTCGTGCGCGGAACTGAGTTCAATAAGTTCGAACAGGACGGACGCGGCGATGGTTACTTGTGGAAGCAGGTCAACCGTGACTATGCACGCTGGAAAGCCGAACACAGCGGACCAACTGAGAACGATCTCGAAGCGACGACACGTATTGGGTCCTCGTATCTTCTGAGCGAAGCACGCGAACTCGTGCTCCAGGATGTGAACTTCCTCCACGAAAATGAGCAAGAACCTATGGGCCTCTTTGTCGATCAGTTCGCAGCATGGGCGTCAACCAAGTCTGCAATGGCGCCTAAGCAGTTTCACTACGCAGGTGCTCTCGCTATCCTATCGTCCATGTTTGCGAAGTACGGCTTCCTGCCAATCAATGTCCAAAAAATGCCGCTGAACCTGTACTTCCTGGTTCTGGGGCGTACAACCCAATCCCGTAAGTCAACGTCGTTGCGACTTGCAGAAGGCATGATGCGTGACGTGGCTGTCGGTATCGGCAAGGGGCCTGATGCTTTCATTGCGCCCGAAGATTCAACAGGTGAGGCTCTGTCCTCGTACCTGCGTACCAAGCCGAAGGAGAGTGGCCTCTTCGCAATCGATGAAGTTCAAGACTTCTTCGCACACGCTGCCCAGAAGGGCAGCTACATGTCATCGATGATGTCGTTCTTAACCAAGAGCTACGACGGCTACATTCCGGCTGTCGCACGTAAGGACAAGGGCGGCAAGGTTGCCTACCAGACTGCCACCCCGTATTACATGACGTTCTACGGGACCGGCATCTTGGACCAGGCAGCAAAGCATCTGACTACTGAGAAGGTGGAGTCCGGCTTCACGCCTCGCTGCCTTGTCGTTATTGACGACCGGGACAAGTACATTACGTCCTCCCAGGATGTGAAGCTGGTGCCAGTCAGTGCATCGACAGGCAAGATTGAGGACAAGCAGCGTGACTTCATGCTGTCGAACTTGATCAAGTCTGTGAGCAAGTTCGATGCACAGTTCAGTGCACGTCAAGCATCGCGTCTCCCTAACGAGGAAGTCCGTATCCCTATTGAGTTTGAGCCGGGTGTGTTCGAGCGCTGGATTGACTTCTCTGAGGAAGCCAAGGTCATGGCTGAGCGACACATGTTGAATAGTCGTGAGCTGTTCCCAGGCACTGAGCGTATGACGTTCTCGGTGTTGCGTATCGCTGCTCTACTCGCTATGTATAATGGGCCGACGACAAAGGGCACTGTCGTTGTCACAATGCGCGAGATGCTGAAGGCTATCTCGCTTGCGTCCATCTGGCTGTCGAGCAATGAAGTGTTCATCCACCACGTGAAGAACTCTAACTTCAGTAACAAGGTCGATAAGCTCATCAACTTTGTTGCACGCACCGACAACGGCCTTGTTGCGATTCCCAAGCTCATGCTGAAGTTCCAGAGTGATATCAGTGGGATGCGTGAACTGAAGGAAATCATCACATACGCCCAGGCGCGCGGAACAATCCGTGAAGTCATCAAGGGCAAGACAAACAACGAACGATTCATTGAATACGTAGGAGGGCAGGTATGAAGATTCTAACTACTGACTGCGACGAGCTGCCTGTTCTTGCGCAGATTCTACTGAAGCGGGCATACGTGGTATCTGGCCTTCCAGAGGACACGCACGTAGAAATCACTGACGATGTGAACGATGAGGATATCAAGATCACCCTCGGCACTGTGAAAGGTTACAAGGGTGATGCGTACAAGACGCTTTCACCTAAGCAGATTGTTACCAATCCGCAGTCTGTTCTGTTCCTTGCTCAGGCGTTGCAGTATGGTTACCTCGGTCCTGTTGATCCTGGGTTGGAACTCGGCAAGGACTGGGTTATCTGGGAGGGTGAGGACATCACGTTCAAGCCGGGCACTCTGATTGCACTCGACATCGAGTCCGCAGGTGACATTGACGAAGACACTTTTGCTGCTGGTCGCATCCTCTCTATCGCCCTGTGGAACGGCAAGTTTGGTGTGGTTATCCCAGAGGAGCTTGCTGAGACCGACAAAGCAGCAGAGACCATTAAGAGGCTGTGCGACACCTGCACGGTTGTCTGCCACAACGGGACCTTCGATATGCCCTACCTGTCGAAGCGCCTGGGTATCAACGTGTATCACCACGAGGACACGTTGTTGATGCACTTCGTGCTCGATAACCTGGCTGGTGAGCATGGCTTGAAACCTTTGGCTCGTCGCTGGTTGCGTGCAGAGGATTGGGACTCGGATGCAAAGTCTTACCTGAAGGGCGGGGCGCACTTCGAAAACATCCCCAGGGAAAAGCTCTATGAGTACAACTTGGCAGACGTGGTATGGACCTTCAAGCTGTACGAATACTTCCTTCCGATGCTCAAGAACAGCGGAAAGTACGACTACT